TTAGTGTTAGGGTCTTGCTGTGCGCTTTTTATTAAAGCGATCTCCTCTTCTTCGAGTACACGAAAGGGTCTAAAGCATATCTTAGGTGTACCGCTACCCTCATCAAAATTTATCTCAGTCATAACAAAAGATAGTAAAGCGCCTTGATCGTCAATTAACCGCGCATAAGTTTGTAGTCCTTTCTTTTTCCTGTCATTACCGAATACGCTTGTTGCAGGTAAAGTTAATTGGCATATCTGGTCAGGCTGTAGGACTCCTTCTTTATCGGCTAACATTACAGCAAGACGTTGTTGGAACCGGCACGCTCTTGAAGACCCATTACCTGAACCTTTAATATTTTGAGGACAGTTAAAGCATGTAGGTGACTGTTTGTCCTGCGCCAGTACTGGTGGAGCGGGAACCCCTGTGCTTGCATCTGTAGACCAGCACGTAGGTGCCTTACCTTTGCCTTCCGTATACGCTTCTGAATAATACATGCGCGATACAGGAGCAGCTTTTAAAATAACAAGTCTAAGCGCCCCGTCCCCAAGCTCTTCCACCGTGTCGCCAATCTTACGGAATACGTTTTCACGAATACTTAATCGTAATACCTTAGATGACTCTAGGGCATCAAAGACTTCGGTCTCGACCACAGGCACGATAGCTGGCGTTTCAGGTGTAAGTTCAGCGATTAAAGATTCGAAAGGGTCTACGTCACCCGCACTATGGGTCATACGTATTCGTCCTCATCAAATACTAGGTCTAACTGTTCTGTAATCTGCCCGACATTTTCAGAAGGTGCTTCTTGTTTTAAAGCCTCGACTACTTCAGCGATATTAAAACGGTAGGTATAGCCTACTTTTATGTACGTAGTTTTGGGTATAAACCCTTTGTTAACCCATTGCCTAATGGTGCTGACCTTTACAGAAAGGTGTTCGGCAACTTCCTCTACAGGAACATAACTCTCTAACTCACTCATTTTTTTCTCCGTACAGTTATCGTGTACTCGGTATCCGCGTTCAACCCCGGCGGATGTAGATCGGGGTTCTCCTCAAGAAACTGCTTCATGTTGCCTTGGTGCAGCCGTTTCTCTAGTAAATCTACCGCCTCGTTGTCCACGATAAACTTGTTCATTGCCTCCCAGTCACTAGTCCAAAAGCGGCTCTTCTGTGAGCGCCAGAACGTACCAGAAGTAGTTTTCACAGACTCAACTCCACTGTCCTTACAGTAGGCTAGTAGTTCTGCTTTTACCTTGTCCAAGTAGATGTTTAACTCCTTTTCCTTGGTCGCAAACTCAGTAGCAAGTTCAACCTTCTGATCACGTATCTTCACGTATACAGAAACAAGACGGTCAAGCGTTCCCACAACAGTGTCTGTCATGTTGGTGTTCTCCATATTATAGTTATGTTCTATGTAATATAGTGGAGTTTAATCTATAGTTCAAGTATATCTTGATATAAATCTATCATCTTTGTATGTACGTTTATTCTCTCGTCTAGCATACGGTAGATTCGTTTCTCTACTGGCGCTCCCTGTAGCTGCACGACAGTGCATGGATGCGTCTGACCTGACCTGTGTACCCTCGCGTTTGCTTGAGCGTAGGTCTCCAGTGAAGAGGTTGGCCCCCACCACACGATTGTATTAGCTGCTGTAAGTGTTACCCCATGTGCAGCAGCTTGAGGTTGAATGATCAGAACACGAGGGTCAGAGGTCTCTTGGAACTGCTTAAAGATAACTGTGCGCTTGTTGGCGCTCACCTCACCCGATATAACGGCATTTGTAATACCGTCTTTAGTTAATTTTTCTTTGAGGATACTTATGACATGTTTAAAGGGGACAAAGATTAACACCTTTTGGCTCGACTCATCTATAACTTCACGCAAAACTTTATATCGGTTCTTAATATCAAACTCTACTGTCTCGCCAGTATCGGTATAGACCGCGCCACATGAAATCTGTAGCAACTTGTTCATGGTAACTGCTGCATTGGCTGCGGTAATTTGCTCACCCCCTGCAACAGCCATCATTTGCTTACGTAGAAGCTCATAGTATTTCTTTTGCTGGGCCGTCAGAGCTACCTCACGTTTAACGTAAGTCATTTCGGGTAAGTCTAAGCACTGCTCTTTAGTGAAACGTATTGCAGGTTGTAAGGCATCAAACACTATGGTCGTTGCGTTAGGCTTCGGTGCCCACTTGAACTGCGTAATCTTGTGCATAACCATTTCACGAAACGCTCCGAAAAACTTAGGCACTTGTTTAGGGTTAACTATTTTAGCTAGGCCGTAAGCATCTACAGGTGATTGAGCAGCAGGTGTACCTGTCATTAACCACAGCCATGTGTGTGGTTGTATAATACTAGCAAGGACTTTCCAACGTTTAGACTGTGCGTTCTTGTAGTGTGTTGCCTCGTCTATAATTATTAAGTCAAACCCACCAGCCGCAATCGTGTCTTTAACAATCTCCACACCATCATAGTTAATGATGACATACTCAGTATCGCTATCTATTATCTCTTGGCGTTTCTTTTTAGCCCCATGTGCAATGTCAACAGTACGGTGCATAGCAAAATTAAATAGGTCAGCACGCCAAGCAGAATCCATAATAGAGAGAGGGCAAATAATTAGTACACGCTTAATTATTTTCTGTTGTAGTAAGAAGTCAGACGCCCATATAGCCGATGCAGTTTTACCTGTGCCTTGCTCGTTAAAGCAGAAAGACCTACGGTTCATAGTTAAAAAGGATGCTGTAGTTTTCTGATGATCGAAAGGTTTATAACGTCCGGGCCAATCGTACTTACCTAGAATAGGTGACGGTACGTCACGAATGTTTAAGTTACGCAGTACCGTAGCCTCATCTACTCCCCATTTAACTAGGACATTATAGGCACCCTTGTTAACTAGTCGGCTATTGGGTATAGCTGCGGTCACTTTTTCAGGATGGCGAAGCCGCAGAGCTAAGCCTCTGTTGTCTACTATCTGCATGTTATATCTCTTGTTACTTACGTCTTGCTGAAGGTTTCTTAACTTTACTGTTAGTTATTTTACCCCCAGTTTTTGCGGTAGCTGTTTTCTTACGGGGCTTACGTGCTCGGTTAGTACTGGAGTTTTCTATTGTTACACCGTCGGCGTTACTGCCACCTCTACTCAACGCTACGTTGTGACTAACGTCCTTGCCCTCGCGCTTATCAGCCTTACCGTTGTTATTTTTATCCGCTCCTTTTTTATCCATAGCACGTCGAGCGCGTTGTCTTTCCATACGAGCTTCAAACGCATTGCTCCCAACAGGGCTGTTTACTTGTTTCTTTCTAGGCATCTCTATCTCCTTCCGTTATGCGAACATTCCAACACTATACAATGAGCGCGGCAAAGACCTGTAGGCTTGGGGTTCCATACATCTACCTCAAACGCTTTCTCTATCTTGCCATACTCGGCTAACCACTTAGCCCATAGCTCGGACTCTCGGTCTATGCTATAGGTCTCGGTAATGAATACGTTACATACAACAAATAGCAGTCCCCCCTTTACTACTTTAACTTCGGGGTAGTGCTTAAACACAGCCAACGCCATTAATTCTAGTTGACCTTTATCTGCGTACTTAGCAGACTTGCCTGTCTTATAATCTATTACCTTAGCTACACCTGTCTCTCTATCTAAAACAATAAGGTCAGCTACACCTCGAAACCATACAGCGGCATCGAAGAATCCACAGGGTTCAAGGTTCTCAGTCAAACCCATTTTTAATTCACAGAGTTTCTCACCCTTCATACCTTTAATTTTATCTAGCGCGGCTAGGGCGTAGTCAAACCTTGGGTCTAGTTCAGGTACGTCACCGCGTACATATACTTCTGCCGCTGCGTGAAACTCATTACCGTAAAGGATAGCTTCGGTATTAAAATCTTCTTTGTAGTCCTTAGCTACCTTAGTGTGATAATACTTCTTCGGGCATTGGTCGAACGTTTTTATGCTGCTAAAAGACCATGCGGGTTTACCCATGTTGTGCATTCTCCATAGTTTTTACCTGTATCAACGTCACCAGTCAGGGGCAGACCAGCCGCCCAATCAGGTGTCCATCGCATACATTCAGCGACGTAAGCCGCTGCCTCGTCTACTTCTTCGTCACGTACACAGCATATCACAGAGTCATGTACGGTAAGTAAGACACGGTACTTCTTTGAAAGCATTAGCATTTGGTCTGACATCACGCAACGAGCTATAGCTTGGCATACGTTCTCTATAACTTTACCGCCGTAGATATTAACTCTACCTCTGCGCGTCTTGTACGAGAACTGTAATCCTCGTTCTTCTTCTTCAGCCTTTAAATCTTCATAGCGCATGATCAAACCAGAGGGTAAACGTATACCGTTAACTTCTGGTCGCACACTTAGCACTCCACCTTTACCTAACCCGTACCTATCTCCTTGGTACATACCCATCAAGACGTTCTGCGCTTGCCTCCATAAGTTTGTAATGTCGCCGTTAGCTGAGCGATACACATCTATAATACGTTTACATTCGTCTGCCTCTACCTCAACTCCCATACCTTTAAGCTGATCTTTAAACCTAACGGAACCCATTCCATATCCTGCGCCAAGGATAGTAGTCTTACCAATGAATCGTTCGGCGGCACTTACATCTGCTTCCTTCTTACCGTATATAGAGCCTGCCATTTTCTTATACACGTCTTCACCCCGGGCAAAAGAGTTAACTAGATTAACTTGTTGTGAT